AAAATTAGGTACCAGTAAACCTAAATCAATTCATAATTTAGAATCATTCTAAAGTACAACTTTTAGTTTAGAATCATTCTAAAGTAATTGTGTTGTAATTGTGTCAACATTATGTTGTGTGATATTTATGTTACACCTACCCCGATCCACTGTCCATTTTACGCGGACTTTTAATAGTTGTACGTGGAGCGCGGAGCGTTGCCAGACTATAAGTAGAATTTTGAGGCAATTTTATTTTTACAAAGTAAAAAAAAACCTCTGGCAAGCTTGGCAAGGTACTAAAATTGATCTAAAAGCATTGGTATTATTGACTAATAGTACTGCCAAAGGAGGTGGTTTGTAGTGGCAAGGCTTGGCAAGATTGTTGGTATTACTAGCTTTTTTGCACTTTTGCTTTGGCAAGGTGTTAAAAATCATTGGTATTGCTAGCTTTTTTAAAAATGTACTCCGCGAAGAGACATTTTTTTGTTTTTTATAAAAACAAAATTGCCTAAAAATTCCCCTTATAGTAAAAGGATGAATGCCAAAATCTAGAAAAAAATCTAAATACAGATCCGTACTTATTAACAAGAAAAGATATTACTACTACAAGATAACCTGGATTGACCCGACGGGCGATTCTGGGCATGCTACGGCCCATGAATCACTAGGTTTGATCCCATCTACCATGATCACTAATGCATATGTATTTCATAAAGATAAAAAGTATTTATGGACGTTTGCATCGTATGAAGAGAATGAAGAATTATTTTCTGATAGAAATGTATTCCCTCTTGGGTGTATAATGAAGATGGAAAAAATAAATTTATGAAAAATAAAACATTAACAAAGAATATGCCCTATGTTAAGTGGAATGAATTACCACCAAGAAAAGGGCCCGACTCTCAAGGTATTAAAAAAACAAAGGTAGTTAAGAATGTTAAGACTAATAAGTTTTCTGTATAAAAGTATTATTAAGTTTGCAAACTATCATCAGAATCTTTTTCTTCTTTTGATTCTAATTGTTCTATTGTTGTCTCCTCTACTTCCGGAGTTATATCGATAAGTTCTTTGTGATCTTCTAAAATTCTTTTCATTTTATCTTGCAATTCATCTACTGACATGTTGTCTAGATTACCTGTCATAATCATTTTCTGATCTACATATAAACCACCGGCTTTACCTCTAGCTATTTCCATATTACCCGCGGCAGACCAGGCCCCTTTTGCTCTAGCCTCATCTCTTAATTTTGCTAATTCAGTTAAATGTTTTTCTAAAGTAATTCCATATTTCTCTTGAACTTCTGCTCGTAATTCACCTATGTATTTTACAACCAGAGGTGATAATTTAGGATTACGTAGCTCGCTCGCAGCCTGTCTTGGTCTGGTCTTATATCCCGCCTCAAAAGCACATTCTGCAGGCGACATCCTGCCTTCATTATAGACCAATAATTCTGCGAATTTAATCTGTCGTTCTGTTAATTTTGCTGGAACTCCCATAGTATTTGACATATACCGTAATTTACTGTACAGTTCAATTAATTTTTATAAGCATCTTTCTGGGGTTGGCTTACGAAGTAGATGAAAGATTATTTTTATTGCCTACGGATACTGAACCCCAGTTTCTTTTCTTTTCTTTGACATCTTTTGCTCGCTCGCTAGTTGGCTCGTCAGCTTGCTCGCTCCCTTCATTATTTATATTTTTATTTTTTTTATAATATTTTGGATGTTTCCAACTAAATGTCATTATTTTATTTCGAATTCAAATGGTTCAACTTTATCACCATTATCATATTTTTCTGCAAAGTTCGAACATAATTCTAAATCAGATATTTTACTATCACTATAAATAATCTCTTCATAGTCATCATCGGGATCAGAAACTGATATATAAAAAAATTCATGAAACATTTTATTACTATCAACTTCATTGCACCATCCAACTGACACAAGTTTATCGGGAAACTTCTCTTGCACTGCGCATGAAATTGGACAACACTCTTTTGCATTTACACCTTTACTAAATAGCTTGGGCGCTAGGTCTATATGTTTTTGTTTTACTTCTATTTTCATTTTTTACCTTATTGGTTAAGTTCAAATGTAATTGGTTTTGGTGGTACTGCGTTATCTTTAAAATCTAAATTATCGAAATCGAAAATAAAATCTATAACTTTTTTACGATCATTTTCATCTACAAAATAAGGTTGGTCATTAACTCTTATATCCACTCCATTTTTACTAACTGATGTACTGACCACATTAGTTTTAAAATGTCTACTCAATGCTTGAGACACGGCACACGCCTCACTATCGCAAGGGTTTCCGTTTTTAATATCTTGTCTTGTGACTTTTATTTTCATTTAAAAATCTCCATCTTCTATTTCTCTTATTGTTGTTTTATCATCCAATGCTAATAATATTTTTTCTTTTAAATCAGCACTATCTTGTGCAATAGCATTTTTTTCAATCATTTGTTTTTGATCTTCAGAGTTTAAAATATATTTTGTTTTATCGTCTTCCCATTCATCTATATTTGAATCTAACCATCTTATAACCATATCAATTATAGATTTATTTTTTTTATTTCGCTCGTATGTTCTAGCCCTATTGCTAGTGTGTACTTCAAAATGTTCCTCTTTTAATTCTGGCATTTTATTCTCCCTCCCTATATTCTTTAAAAAGTTTTTTTGTAAAATTTTCTAAACTCTTTAAATATCTTTTATCTTCTTGAGTTAAAAACATAATCTGCTTGTCCTCTATTTTTATAGCTTTAATTATTTCTTTCTCTATTTTGTCTATTGTCATTTATTCCTCGCTTGTTGGTTATAATCATACCACCCAGATTTTTCTAAATATTCAACGGCATCATCCAAATGGCTGCTAAAATGTTTTGATCTGTATTCGCTCGGGCAATCCTCATCAGCATGGCAACACATCCACGCCAACATAGACGCTAGCTTGTTCTCTTCGCTTGTCCACTTCTCTTTTTTCTTTATCATATTATCCTCGCTTGCTTGTTTGTTTTAAAGGGGCAATTACTCATCATAGATATTTCATATAACGCTTTTAACACTCTAGGCATTAATAACCTTGCCCCCTTATTCATACAAAATTAAACATCTTGCACAAATTCATTAAAATTTTTGATAGGGCGCTTGCGCTCGTACGCTCGCAACCTTGCGCCCCCTCTAGTATTTCAGCACCAGACAAAATTGTCATGGTACGGGTTTTCTGTATCACCCAATTATACAAAATTAAATTTTGCATAAATTCAGTTTTTGCTCTCGCTTGCTTGCTCGTAAGCTTTGCAAATTGTTTTTATTATTCCATTCGTAGCTTGCGCCCTAGTAAGTTTTATTTTCTTTAATCCTAACAAGCCCAATTGACTTTTAGATAATTTTTTACCGCCGTTTAATCTTGTAAATTGCGCTATTCTAAAAATCTCGCCGCCGCCGTTAGTGTAAACTTCTATAATATCGTTTGCTTTATATTTATACATCTTGAACAAACCCCGTATTGTCATATCTCGCTTTGCCTTTAGCATATAAGCCCGCTATAACGTTTTTAGGGTCTTTAAATCTTAAATCAGTTTTATCAGCATTAAAAACTCTATGGCCCCAAAATGTTTTTGGTAATTTTTTATTTCTAAAAACAACAGCAACATTGCCCCCCGCTTTTAAAATCTCTTTGGCCTCTTTTTTATTACTCGAACCCAAAGAAAACGTTAAATGATAATTAGACGGAAATTTACCCGCTATATATTTTTTCATTCTTATAGGGTTTTTGGTATAGTCATACCATTGCGCCGTTGGGTAATTTTCAATCAAGCCCATGTTTTCTATTTTTAAATCACTCATTCCATTAATTCTAAATGCGGGTTTATAGCCCAAACGCTCGCAACGGTTAATGTGTCTTTTAATTTCTTTGTGTAATTGTATCATGAAGGTTGACCGCTCTAAAAAATACCATCTAGTTTTATTAATACGGCCTTGTCTTACTGAATTCATTTGACCCCGCCCCGCCTCATATAAACAATTGTCAGCACACTTATCAGCAAACGGGCAAACGTTAAAACCACTTTCACGCGCGGGCGCAAAATATAAAATTGCGGTCATAACTTTTTTTGATTGGCCCTTAATTGTTTTAGGGTTATTATCTATATTTAATAACTTTTTTGATTTATATAGTTTCATATTGTCCTTTTTTGTTAGTTGTTTATTCATAGCAATCTATACAATAACGTCGATCTCTTTGGCTTGCCTCATCGGGCCTGTAATGATTGGCACAACATCGACAAAGTATGTATTCAAAGTTATTAACGTTTAAATCTCGACCGCTATTTATATCTTTATGTGTAAAATCATAAAAATCTTGAAATTCTTTTAATTTCCATTTTTTCATAGATTGTTTTATTTCATCATCAGTTTTAAACCCTGTAATATTGCCTTCATCAATATCAATTTGATAATTAAAACCGCTTGCAAAATCCAAAAAATCTTTTTTTGTATATTTTTTATAACTCATAATATTAATAGATATTCCCATAATATTAAAAGTCAATAGTTTAAATTATTTTTTTTTACAATTACTAGATGTGGTATGTTAACACCGCGCCCATACTATATATAGGCGCGGTTAACTAACAAGGACATATTCCCATATAATCCTATTGACAATATTTACAAGATGTAATAATCATTTTTTATATTAACAATTAACAAAAGGATAATATGACTAAATCAACATATCCGACTAAA